GGCTGGCTATGCTCAGCAATTAGGTAAAAAATTTCCATTAATTAAAATTGGAAATTCTATTATTGCTCCAGAGAATATAGTATCAATGTCAGTATCAATGAATTCAATTATACCTACAATTCACGTAGCTGTAATTGATACGCTGGGAACACTAACTTCAAGAACATATCCCAGGACTAATTTGTTAATTACTGCATTTGTTGCGCAAAGTCATCCAAAATTAAAATCATTTTCTCAATCATTTTTAATAACAAATGTCAATTCAATACCATTAGGTATTGGAGGAACCAGATATGACTTCTTTGGTGAATTATATGTTCCAAATTTGAATGGTAATTTTATTAAATCATATAATGGACTAACTTCAGCACAAGCACTAAAAAAAATAGCAGAAGAATTAGGATTAGGTTTTGCAACAAATGAAGATACAACAGATGATAAAATGACGTGGATTAATCCTAACTTAAATTATAAATCATTTATTAAACAGGTAACTGATCACTCATATAAAAATGAAAAGTCTTTTTTTGAATGTTTTATTGATCGATATTATGTACTTAATTTTATTAATGTTGAAAAACAGTTTAAACAGTTTAGTGACGATAAAGAAATATCAGATGGATATCCAGCAATATCAACTGACACAATTGATACGGCTAGAGCAGCAAATGGAAATATTATACAATCGCCAGATGCAACAGTTAAGATCATTTTAACTAATTCATCAACTGGAGATAAATCATCTGAAATGAAAATTTTACAATATTCAATGATTGGCGAAAATGGAGATATTTTAAAAAATAATGGTTTTAGAAAAAGAATTTTCATTTATAAACACGGAGAGACTGATCCACTTAACACATGGTTTGTTGAACCTCTATCTGAAGCGTCGGCTGATGGAGTAAGTGTATATCAACTTCCAGATCTACAAGATTATATTGATAATGATGTAGTTAAATGGATGGGAACTGATTATAATAATGCTCATTCAAATTATAAATTTGCAAAATTATTAAATAATCATAATTTAGTTGAATCAAATAAAAATGCACTGTTAGTTAAATTGCCCGGGTTTAATCATAATATACTTAGAGGAAGCCGAGTTAAAGTAAATATATTTTCTACAAGAGTTCAACAGACGAGTCATGATAAAGTACAAAATGATTTGGCTGAACCTGGTGATTCTCAAAAGTCTGAGGATCCAATGGAGAGTAGAGCATCAGCTGAAATATTAGATACATATTTAAGCGATACCTATTATGTAAAGAGTATAGATTATCATTATAATACTCAAGACCCAGAATATAAATTTACAACAACAATGATTTTAGGCAGAAAAAATTGGGTACCTGAACCAAAGGTAGAAAATAAACAATAATTATGGCAGTAGATTTTACAACAAATGGACCAAGAAGATGGAAGCAATTTGTAAAAAGTTCGGTTAATGATATACAGGATCCAATATTCCTGACCTTTGATTTGGACTTTTTTCCACCAAATTATCAACAAACAGCATCAAACGATGGATTATATTTTGATTCATTATTTAAGGACCCAAAGGAGGCAACTACTGATGAGAGTGAATATGCTATGGTTGAATGGTCAGCTCTTGATTGGTTATATCAATACGGTTCTCCATGGACAAAAAAGAATTTTCAATATTTAGGAGATGCCCAAGTATTATTAAAACAATTACAAGAGAGTCCATGGTATTTTCAATCTATTATGGGAGTAGATCAATTATGGAAAGCTGCAAGTAGAGTTAAAGAAGGAGACAAAAAAGTTGAGATTACAATAAACTGTCTTGATACAATACAACAACCATTACTTAGATTTGCTGAAGCATATCGCCGAGCAATCTATGATTTTGATAGACTTTGTTATAATTTACCAGATAATCTTAGAACATTTGATATGACAATTACGCTATTTGAAATTAGGGATATTAATAATAAGTCTGGTAGTTTAGAAGATGGACTACATCAATTAAAATATAGACTGCAACGTTGTGAATTTGATTTTTCAGAGATACTTAGCGGCGCAGGATCTACTGAAATTAAAGCGTATACTGAAGATAAACCATTTACCACATCATTTAAAATTAGAGCAGCATGGGTTTCAGAAGAATCGGAAGCCTCAACTGAATCTGATTATCAGTCACTTGGTATTTTTTCAGGTTTAGCAAGTTCACTTGAAGGTAGAGCTCAAAACTTTTTACAAAGTGTAGCAAGGCTTCCATCCCGAATAATTGGGGATCTTACTAATCAATTACAGACTAAACTTGAAACCGCATTAGGCCAAAATGTGTATAATAGAACTACTGAAGTACTTGGAACAAATCAAATATTTGGTAGAAAGTCGCCAGTTGGACCAGGAGGCGGAGCTGTTGTTAATGATGATGTTTATCCAGGAGTAGATACAAAGCCTACAATTAAAGATGGGGATTTAGGAGACGTTTATCCATAATTATGATAATGAGTAAAGTGAAAAGTTAAAAAGTGTAAAATGATAGGACCAAATCACGATATAGAAAAGGATCCAACTGGATCAGATAACCTAACTACCAAATTTCTTGGTGAAGTAGTTGATGTTACTGACCCATTGCGTGAGGGTCGGTGTAAAATTAAAGTATTTAGTATTTTTGATACTTTACCAGTTGAGGATATTCCATGGGCAGTACAGTCTCAAAAGCCTGCATTTTTTGGCCAAGATGCAAAAGCCGGCTCAATTTCAATTCCTAAAAAGGGTGCAATTGTAAATGTCCGATTTAATAATGGCGATCTTTATTCTCCAGAATATGAGCAAGTACAGGAAATCGGAGATGATATTAAAGAGGAACTTAAGAAGAGTACTGATTATGAATATGAAGGAGCTCACTATATCTTATTTGATGGAGATGAGCAAATTAAATTTTGGTTCAATAAAGGTAAAGGATTAACTCTTGAGATGAAAGACTCTTACCTAAACATTGATCAAAATTCTAAAATTGAACTTTATCATAAAGACGGCTTATCGTCAGTTGAATTAGATGGAAATGTTATTACAGTAATGAGTCAGTCTCAGGTAAACGTAGTTTCAAATTCAATTAAAACAACTGCACAAAATGTTCATATTGATGGTAAAACAACCAGAATCGGCTCTTCCAATATTGTTGAAAGTGCAGTGATGGGTGATACTTTATATGCTGCTCTATTTGGATTAGCTGCAATGATTGATGCTAAAATGCCTTCAACTCCAGGAGCTGCACAGCAATACATACAAAATTTAAGAGATGCAATGCTCTCTGAAACAGTTGCAATTGGCCATTAAACTTATTTTGGCTAATTAGTATTAGATACTAAATTACAATTCACATTTCTTGAAGAATCACTACGAGACCCTTGGAGTTTTAGAAACCTCGACTCATGACGATATACGAAAAGCATATCGAAAACTTGCAACTAAATATCATCCGGATAAGAACAGCGGAAGCTCTGAAGCAGAAGATAAGTTTAAAGAAATTGCAGAGGCTTATGAAACAATAGGCAATGAAGATAAGCGTAAGGCTTATGATAATTCTAGAAATTTTAAAGGCTCAGCCAATGCTGATTTTTTTGGTAATTTTGGATCATTTAGAGACTTTTCATTTGGTGGAAACAGGCCACCTGATTTTAGAAATTTAACAATAATGGTTGATAAATGGGCAACAATTAAGGAATTAATGGATGGAGCCTCATTTGATATACAATATATTGTAAATAAAACTATTTCTGGCTCGGCAAAATCTGAAAATAAACAAGTTAGGGTTAAAATTGACTTGACAAATGAAAGTTATCCAATTACATTTGACCATGGACGATATTTAATTACTTTAAAAGTTAGAGGAGGCGGTTCAAGTCAAGAAATTGAAGAATCTGACTATTTTGGTAAAAAAAGAAATTCAGTAGTTACTGGTGATTTAATAGTTCGAATAAACATTGATATGTTAGGACTTACCCTTGACCAAAGCGATATTATTCAGGACTTTGAGCTAAGTTTACATGATATATTATTCACTGAAGAAGTTATCCTAGAAAGCCCAATGGGCAAAAAGTATCGAATTAAATCATTTAACCGAGATACCTTAAGTAATATAACAGTTAAAATACCTAATCAAGGCTTGCTCTCTGCATTCGGCAATAAAGGAAGCTATATGTTTAAGATCATGGTTAAAAAGCCTAATTTTTCAAACATAAGTGAAGAAAACTTACAAATTTTAAAAGACTTGCTGATTGACGTTAATAAATAATGTTAGTACGGCCTACCTAGAGTAATAGGAATGGGCGCGTATAAATAATCAAAAAAGTCTGACTAAGTTGACTACTACTAATATTAAAAGTTTAAACCAACCTGCTATCCCAGAGAATTCAGTGTTTATCATTGAGCATCTAAATGAAGCAGTTACGGTAACTAGAGAAAATGACGATATTATTCTTGAAGGCACTGCGGCAGTTTTCGGAATAATGAATGAAAACAATCGCGTTTACGAAAAAGAAGAATACTTACCTCATTTAACTTACCTAAATGAGAAGATCAAACAGCGCAGACTATTTGGTGAATTAGATCATCCACAAAAATTTGATGTTTCATTAGCTAATGTATCTCACGTAATTGAGGGACTTACTTATGATGAACCTACTAATAGTGTAAAAATTAGACTTCGTCTATTAGATACGCCATGCGGTAGAATTGCAAAAACTTTAGTTTTAGCAGGATGTACTATTTCAATTTCTTCAAGAGCTGCAGGCAATGTTGATAAAGACGGAAAGGTTAAATTAGCAAAAGTCTTTACATACGATGCAGTCGCAGAGCCAGGTTTTGCACAAGCATCTCTTGGCCAAGTATCTGAAAGTTTGCAAAATAACTATTCTGCAATCTTTGAATCACTAGATTCATTAAGAACTACGGCAATCACTACCAAGTTAACAGATATTTCTGAAAACTTTGGTTTCGAGGATTCTGTGAAGATTTACAGAATAAATAATCAAGAAATACCAACTAAACAAAATAACACACAGCAAATGGCTAATGAGTTTGTAACAAAAGAAGAGATGAATCAGTATTCTGAACTGGTTAAAAAGAAATTCTCTACACTACAAGAGAACATCTCTAAAAACAATAAAGGTCTTCAAAAGATCAGCGAAAGTGCAACAGAAGGAGAATCTCCAGTTGTTGCTAAAATGGTAGAATACGTTAATTACTTAGCTGGTGAAATGGAGCAATTAGTTGAATACTCTAACTATCTTTCAACTATGCTAAATCAAGGTATTAATTACACTGAGCATGTTGCAGAGAAAGTTAATACAGTAATCGATTATTCTGATTACCTAGCAGGCACAGTAGAAAAGAATATTCAATACTCTAGTTACTTAGGAGAAAAACTTAATGAAAATATTAACTATTCTGAATATATTGCAGAAAACGTAGAAAAAACGGTTGAATATGCTAACTACATTGCAGAAAACGTAGATAATTCAATTCAATATACAGAATACGTTGCTAAAAGTGCAGAAAGAGGAATTGAATTTTCAAATTACCTAGCTGAAAACTTAGATGCATCTATTCAATATTCTAACTATTTAGGAAAAAACCTTAATGAAGGTATTAATTATTCAGAATATATTGCTGAATCATTAAATGAAAAACTTACTCCTTCAACTTTAACTAAAACTCGTTCTTTACTTGGAGAAGTTAAAAAATTAAACGAAGGCGTAGAATTTGAAGTTAATGAAACTTCTTCAGTTGATGATCTAGTTGGAGCAGTTGATGGAATCTTAACTCACATTAAATCAAATTCAGCTAAAGCTGTTTTGGAAAACAAATATCCATTCCTAAAATTGTTAAACGAAGGTCGTAAGCAAGCATTCTATAATTTAGATCAAGCTACTAAATCTGCAATTGTTGAAACAATGCAAGGAGCTATCTACTTTAATGAAGGTGAAGTTGTTAATATTATGGAAGCAGTTCTTAATAAACAAGTTGAAAACACTCCTAACTATATTAAACTTATGCCAGCTGCATACAAGCAATTATTTGAAGGTATGACTGACGGAGAGAAAAATTGGATGGCTTCTCAAGCTAACAACTTTACTCTAAATACTTCATATCAAGTTAAGTCTTTCTGGGATTCTCGCGATTTCAGAGGAATTAATGAAAGAATTGCAACTGACACAATTATAAATAATAATTCTATTAACGAAAACCAAGGTAAAGAAGGTTACGTATCGTTAAACCAAATAAACGAAAGTCTACGTGGTTATTCTAATAACTACATGGACGCTCTTAAAAGAAGAGCACAAAATTAAAAAAACATTTTTTAAAAAATGGCAACAAAAATTTTCAAAAAATTGAACGACGCTTCAATTAGAGAAACTTGGACTCCAGTTTTAGAAGGTTATGGTGCAAACGTTACAGCTCGCCCTTGGTTAGTTGACTACGCTCACAATCATGCTATCTTCGATAACGCAGGTTCAATCAATGAAGCAAACACTGGAGTAGCTCCAGGTTTATTCTTACAACAACCAGGTTCTATTAGTTCTATTGGTGCAATTAGTTCTCCAACAAGTTCTATGACTCCATTCACTGGTGGTGCTAAAAACGGTTACGGTGCTTCTGTATCTGGTTCTGGTGATAAATTCCCAAGCCTTTTACCAGTTGCAATCCAAGTAGCTGCTAAAACTATTGGTTTCGACCTAGTTGGTGTAGTTCCTATGGATTCTCCAGTAGGTTTCCTACCTTACTTGGATTATGTATACCAAGGTGGTAACATCGACAAGCAATACGAACCATATTTGATCAAGATCACTGGTGCATTGGAAAATGCTGCAGGTGCTACCGTAAATGGTATTACATCTGGTGCTAAATTCACAGTAGCTACTCTTCCTTTTACTGAAGGTTCTAACTACGGTGTTAACGAAAGCGACACTGACCTAATTCTACAATTCGTTGGTAAATCACGTGTTGATGGTTCTCCAATCTTCAAAGTTATCCTATCTCATGATGGTGGTACTCTTGCTGATTACTTTGCAGCTGACGTTGATATTCAACCAGCAAATGCAACTGACGTTTCAGGTACTGCGGTAGTAACTTTCCGTATTGCTGATAACAAAGTTGAATTAGTTTCTGCTTTAGAAAACCATATTTCTGGTTTTACTTCAGTATCTGACGCTGATTACGCTACATCTGACTTCAATGGTCCTTATATGGGATCTACTGGATCTCAAATGGAAGGTATGGCTCGTCAAACAGCTGAAGGTTCTAAATTCCGTCAAATGGGTCTTCGTATGTTCACTAAGTTCATCGAAGCAAAAGGAGATCAAGTTTCTATTTCAGCAACTGTTGAACAAATCCAAGATCTTAACCGAGTTTGGAACTTTGACGTAATCTCTATGTTAGAGAACGTAGCAGTTAACGAATTAGCTCAATCAATCAACAAAAAGTTAGTTGACCGTGTTCTTAATTTAGGATCAGTTCATGCTACTGCTGTTGAAGGTGTTGAAGGTGCAGGTATCACTACTTTGGACCTAACTGTTGAAACAACTGGATTTGAGAACATCTCAACTCTACAACGTCGTGTTGTAACTAAAATTCTTGAAATGGCTAACTTGATTTATCATAGAGGTCGTTTCGGTGCAGGTACATACATCGTTACTAACGGTCGTGTTGCTTCTGCTTTAGCAGATGTAGCTGGTTACTCTTTCGCTCCATTCAATAATGATCTTCCATCTACTGCTGGTCAATTGTACCCTGCAGGTAAAGTACATGGTTTAACCATCTACGTTGATCCTAACTTGAAATTCAGCGATAACCGTATCCACATCGGTCGTAAAGGAGCTGATGAAGAACCAGGTGTTAAATTCCTTCCATATATCATGGCAGAGTCTCTTCAAACAATTGCAGAGGGAACTTTCTCTCCAAAAATTGGTATGAAATCTCGTTATGCTAT